GGAGATACTTGCTCTTGATCATTACTTTCATATATTGAATGATAGGCAGATACCAATTCCTTAAAATCCATTGAACTATAAAGACACTTTCTTTTTATTTATCTCTGTTATGGTTTACCCATTCCAGCAGACCAAAGTTTTTTTAACAATTCAACGATCTTCTTATAGATCCCCTTCTTCTCTGTGTTCTGAGTAGTAAACATCGAATTGACCACCTGGGTATCTCTTCTCTAATTTAGTCACGTTACGAGCAACAACATCTTCAAAAGATATACCAAGTGCCATACATGCATTTGCTGCATACCATATCACATCACCCAACTCAATAATAAGATGCTCTCTATTTGCTTCATCCCAAGGTTTGCCTTGGAATATCATCTTCTTAACAATCTCAAGGAACTCTCCTGCTTCAGCATTGAGTCCAACACCAGCAGTAAGGAGTCTTTCAATATTAGCACCTTTCTCATCTAACATTACCAGACGATCTGACAATGCAAGAAAGTCTTTGGATTCATCAGATGTAACAGCATCTACGAACTTGGAATACTTATCAAAATCAACCTGTTTAGTCATTTTTTAATCTCTGTAATAAAGTTTTCTTTTTCTTTACTGGTTGCTTCTCTACAACTACTTCTTCAACCTTAACTTCTTCTACAGTCCAAGGAACATCATATTCCCAATTCTTTTCTGTATCAAAGGTTTCTGCTGGATTACCCAAACTTCTTTGTAGTAATCGAACACGAATAGTATCCTTTTTGAATACTGGTTGTGGAGTTACAATCCTGCCGAGTTCAATGTACTCCACACATGAGGTTGTTTTTGGTTCCACTACTGGAACATATACTTTTTTAGGCATAATTAAAAAGCTTTAGGGTGTGTAATTACATCACCATGTATCTCACCAATATCATCTATATGAGCATGGTCTATTGCTTCAATGTGTCCATGATCAATACTGATATGAACATTACTTTCTAAAATTGTAGCAATCCTTTCAAGTGCAACAGCAATTCTAACATTAGAATCTGCTATCTTTTCCCTTGGTGGAATAGGATCATACTCATCACTTTCCAAAGGAGTAATTCTTTCAACAGTTGCGGTCATGATAATTTATAAATTTAATATCTTATCTCCTACATTTACATCATTGGTAGCAAACCATCCTTTATTTACTTCTAAAGCATATAGGACTGATGAATCTGAAGAGATAGGAACTGTGCTTAAGGGTTTTAATTCCTTAATACTTTCTATTATACCACGTTCGTTGATAAAAGCAATATCTAATGGAATAATTGTGTCTTTCATATGAAAAAACTTTTCTCCAGACTCAATAAAAGAAAAAAGCATTCCAGTATTCTCTTCTAATTCTTCTCTAAACATCAAACCCATATTAAATTCTGTTTGAGTTTTGGGTGTTTCTATAGTTAATGGTAAATTAACAAAAGACTCACTTACTCCACCACCATTAGAACCATTGCCGCCACTATGGCTACCGTTGTAACCACCATTACCGTTACCATTTGAACCATTCCCATGTCCATTAGCATTTCCGTTACCGTTTTTTCCATTTTTGTTTTGTTCCTCTGGATCTGGTTTTAACCAACCACCACGTCCAACACGATATCCCATAGGGATTGGTTTACATTTCTTATCCTTATTGCAATAATATTTACCTTCTGGACATTTTTGAGTTTCCTCTACAAAATTATGAAAAGATATTTGTTCATCTACCCTTTCATCCTCTAATTCTTTCTTAACTTCCTTTTTTATTTCTTGCTTTAATTTTTCTCTTTCTTCTTCTTTCTCTTGATCTTGTTGTAATTGGCTTTGTTTATCTCCTATAGATTGAGCAAACTGTTTATTACTTCTATCCGATTTCTCTCTTTCCAGTTGCTTCATAACTTTTTGCTTCTGCAACAACTGTAATTTTCTATCTTCTAAATCTTCTGAAAAACCAATAAAACTTTTCATCACTATCCCTCATCTACAACAGTAGCATGTTCCCACTTGTAAATATCTGGGTCTGCTTTAGCTGCTGCTTCTGTATCATATAATTTTCTTTTATCAAATAATTCATCCCACTGATTACCACCCTTATAGTAAACTGTTCCTACAGAAGGTATAATACTAGGTTTTTGTATACGGAACGCCATGTCACAATTTTTTTAATTATTTATCTACTACAGTATCTCTTTCTATCTGCTCTTCTAACTTTGCTTTAGCAGCATTGATAGCAGCAGATCTTATTTCTAAATTATCTAACATCCGAGTATAGAATTTTAGTTTCCACTCACGATATTCTTTAATGCTTTTCTTTACTTTACAAAACATTGGTAGAAAGCAGGTCTCCGTGTTTATTTAGATCTTTCTGTAAAATCAATTCCTTCCATATGATCATATTCATGTTGGAATACTCTTGCAGGAAAATCACTCAATTTTAATTTATGTCTCTTCTTATATTCATCTTCATATTTAACTACAACACTACTAGGTCTTACCACATCTAAAAATAATTCTGGATAAGATAAACACCCTTCTTCCATTACTACTTTATTTTTAGATTCTTTTATAATCTTTGGATTAAAACAAGTAATAGTTTCATTATATTCCATATCTCTTATCATAATGAAAGCTCTTTCATTTATACCTATCTGGTTTGCTGATAGACCAACTCCTTTATAATAATCCATATTTACTTTTAATATTTGAGACAGTTCTTCACGATCAAGATTATAACTACACTTCTCTATTTTTGAGTGTAGCAAATCAGCATAAGTTGGGATGAGTGTCTTTATCATTATAATTGGGAATAAAAAAAGAGACCCCTTTAGAAGAGGTCTCTTGGAAAAAATATGTAAATATTGATTTACATTAGGTTCTTAACTTGAACTCTTCTGTAGTAACGGTTAGAGTTGATAAGCAGTCTACCTACGCCTTGAGTGGTTCCTTCAGCGAATGGGTTAGCAACAATACCATATCTGGTCTTGAAGCCAATTTTTGGCTGGAAGGAGTTCTCACCCACAGCACGAACCATCTGTAGAGGAACGTATGGGCAATAGAACAGACCTGCATCATAAGGAGAAGTACCCTTATAACCTACAACATAGTACTGATTACCAGAGTCAGATGCTGTGTTTGCAGCAGCTAGGTTAGCAGCATATGGGTCAATGTAAACTTTGAACTTACCATTGATTGTACCAGCAAATGTATTGCCTGTATCATCAACATTCAAGTTTGCATTAAGTGCAGGTGTATAATCAAGGATTCCTGCCATTGTAAGAGCAGAAGCAACGTCAGCAGAGCAAAGGACCATGTTGCCCTTTCCACGCCTTGTTCTCTGTGCTATAGCATTAGCATCTCTTTCAATCTGGAATAGAAGTCCCTTGAACTTCTCAACTGACCACCTACCATTGGAGTCAATATCTAGGTCGAATACACCAGCAGTTGCTGTGTTTGAAACAGCACCCTGTTCAGCAGTCTTGTAGATAGTTCTAATAACTTCTCTGTTGATTTCAGCAAGGATCTCAGTAGAGAGGATATTAGCAAGTTCTGCTTCTGCATTCAAGCCATGAATTGCCTTGAGGTCTTGAGCAAGCTCTAGTGAGTACTCAGCCTTGAGGGCTCTTGACTTAGCAGTAACAGTGACCTTCTCAATTGAGAATGCCATCTGGTTAAAGTAGTTACCAGCAGCATCTCCAAGAGCTTCAGAGTCACCTGTAACCATTCCTTGACCAACATCATATGCAGTCTTGTCTGCACTTGAAGTTGGGTTAAGAACAGCAGGGTTAGATCCAGACTGTGAAGTTGTACCTAAACCAGCAGCAGCACCACTGATACCTGAAGTTAAGTTATTACCTGAAGACTGACCAGAGAATGCAGTATCTACTTCATTGTAGAATGTCTCTGTGCCTGATTGATCCTTATATCTGGATCTCATTGCAAAGATTAGTCCAGTAGGACCACTCATTGGTTGTACACCAGCAAGGTCATACGCAACTAAGTTAGGCATTGAACGTCTAATTAGTGAAATTAGAACGGGATCAAAACCTGCAGTTGGACCAGCAGCAGCAGAACCAGCACCAAAACCACCTGATGCACCAGCAGCATTAGCACTGTTGGTAGGTGATGCTTCAGTTATAGTACCACTTTGGCCAAAAGACTGTTCGTCTCTTAAAAATTTTTCTTGGTTTTCTAACAGGACAGCGGTAACCGCTTTTCTATGGGGATCAGAAATCTTATCAACTCCTTCCGCTTCTAGAAGCGGTGCCCACTTTTCCTGCAGATGTTCAGCATTGAACATTTGCTTTTACCTCTTTAAAGTTTGTGTTTGATTAAAATACTAAAATCATTTCTTAGCAACTGCTTGGAGTGTCTTAAGATATGAAGCCATAGAACCTGTTACATCACCAGATGCAACTTCTACAGTTTCAGAAATTGTTTCTCCTGTTGCCTTTGGAGCACCACTTGGGAAATAAGATTCCTTCAATGTCTCCAACTTTTCACGATAAGATTCTTCACTTGCAAACTCTACACTTTCGGAAAGTGAGGCGAGCTTCTCCTTCTGGGTCTCAGCAAGACCTTCGGATACATCGGCAAGAATTACATCAGCAGAAGACTCAGCGAGTCTCTTGTTTAATGTGACATTCCTTTCGATTTGCTCATTGAGCTTAGCTTCCATGTCATCTAGTTTTTCTACCATGCTCTCAAGCACATCATATTTATCTTCAGGGAGTGATACATAATGTTCTTCAAAAAGACTCTTAAGACCAGTCATAAAGGACTCTGTAAGTTCTTCTTTAAGACCGCCTTCTACTGCAAGTTGATTCTCAGTGAACCACTCGTCAGCAACATATTCTAGGTAGGAATCAACACGCTCATTAAGTGCGCCTTTGATTTCCTCTACCTCCTCAAGGAGTTTTGATTCATACTCAGCATCGAGTACTTCCTTGATTTGGATAACCTTACCTTTAACTGCTGCTTCTAGGATTGTCTTCGCTTTCTCTTTGAACTCTTCAGACAATTCTTCGCCAGCAACCAAAGCATTAACATCTTCATCGATGCTAATTTCGGTATAGTCAGGTGCTTCATTAACTACCTCCTCTTCGGTAGTTTCTGCTTCTGCAACTACTTGATCTTCTTCCACTGCTGGTTCTTCAGCAACGACTTCTTGATCATCCTTGATTTCAACTTCGTCGCCAGAGTTAAGACCTTTCATAGCATCGGCCTTAGCACCTTTCTTGTTGACAACATCCCTTACTTGCTTAAGGCTTCCTGCTGGATCCTTAAGTTTAGCGGAATCATTAGTTGGACTTGCGTTATCCACAGTTGGTCCACCTAAATCCTCAAAAGGAGGTGTGTTTCCTGGTGTTGATACTCCAGAAGCATTGCTTCCTTCTTTTGGTAAAGGGTTTCCAGGGGCTGCGTTTGCATTAACAGCAGTCTTGGACTGTGAAGGTTCTGTAATTTCGTTCACGATGTCCCTTTCCATTTTTTGTAAGTTGTTGTCACTAGACATTGCTTGTAATCTCCGAGTTTCCTGTTGAAATCTATATTTATTTATAATGTGTGGATTTACAATGAGTTAATAAACTCATCGAATAGACTTATCTTATGCTCTTCGAGCATCTTACGTCCTGCAAGAGTATCAATTTTACTCTTAATTTCTTCTGCTTTTCTCTCACGAAGGATGCTTCCTTCCCATATCCATTCCTTACCTTCCATAATACCTTCAACGAAAGCATCAGGTGCTGATGGATCAGCAACGATATCAGCAGCAGTTGCTAACATAAAGTCTTCACCAACTACTTTTGCTCCAGTATGATCTTCTCTTAATGAACCAATACCACGAGATGATACACCAAGTGTCACGCCTTCATCTATAAGAGATGATGCGATTTTACCCATTGGTGTATTCAATAATTGAGCTTTACCTTTAAAATTATTTCCCTCTTGTGTGAGTGAAACTATTTTATGTGATACACGATCAAGATTTACTGTAGGACCATCTGGGTGACCTAACTCTCCCAAAGCACGTCCTTTACCAACGAATGCTTCATTATAACGATTAACTTCTTTAGCAAGAGTCTGCACAGGATACATTCTACCATTACGGTTTTTTATACCACCTTGAAGAAATACACCTTCGATGTACATCTTTTTATTGGCACCTTTACCTTCGGTTATAAACTCAACGTTTGAGACTTCTTCTGTAATTAGTTTCATCGTTTTAATTTGAAAATCCTACTTTATTAGCTTTAATTGATGTATCTGTCCAAATGACCTCAGTGGGTGATTTTTCTAGATATTCAACTGTGTCAGTTGTCATAGTGAAAAATTGTGATGTCGCAGCACCAACAGTTTCACTAACTGCTACTACAACATCTCCAGTATGAGTGTTGCATAAACGAACACAAGTTGCTGCACCAATACTAGTTGCTGCACCAGCAGTAGCACCAGTTGCTTCTTGGGTTCCAATTAATCTTATCCGTTGACTCATTCCTCTTGATCCTCTGTTGTTTCAGGTTCATCTTCAGTTTCAACTTCACTTTTGGGTTCAGTATCAGTTTTTGGTTCTACTTCCTGATCACCAAACATACTGTTGGCAACGCTAGGTTTCATACCATCAACTCTTGATGCACTTTTTGCAAAAAGTAAATCTTTTATCTGATCACTTACTTCAGAAGCACTCGCTCCTTTGTCAAGTAAAGCATTAATTACATCATCATTTGGCATTGTGTCATAAAATAACTAAAAAGTATTTATATCTCTCCACCCTTGGGCATTTTTACTTCTGTCGCACTACCATTAACTTCTTGCCCATTTACAGGAGCACCCATCATACTTTGGCCAGCAAGTGGGTCAAGTGGCATACCTGTTTCTGGATCCATCATTGATGCAGGATCAGGTAATATACCATCTTCAATTTCTTGATCAATCTGTCCATCAATTTCTTTGATTTCTTCTTCAGTCTGCTTAAGAATTTTAGTTCTTACATATTCTGCAGAGAAATATCTACCCATGTATGGTTCCATTGCAGCAAGAACACCAAGTTGCTCATTAAGAAGTTCATTCTCTTTAAGATCTGAAAAATGATTATCATAAAGATAATCAAATTGAATATGTTCTTCTAAATGATCCCAATCTTCTGGAGTAATAATATTCTTAAGAATCAATTGAGTCTTAAGCATATCAAGAAAGATTTGAGAGAATCTTTTACGTAGTCTACCAACAAACTTGGTAAATTTAAGTTCATCTCTTAAGATCTCTGATGATCTACCTAGATTAAACCCACCTTGACTATCTAATCTACTTGATGGAACATTTAGTGACTTATAAAGTTTAGATTGGAAATATTCAATATCAGTAAGTTCTCCAAGGTTTTGTCCACCAGGAAGTGTAGATATTTCAGTACCTCTACCACCTTCTCTTCTTGGTAACCAGAAATCCTCAAGCATTGCCATATACTTACGGTCATCTCTGATTTCTCCAGTATCAGCATTATAAACCAGTTTATTTCTATAACGGTTCATAACATCACGCAGATATTGTTCTGCCTTAATTTTTGGAAGGTTACCTACATCAATGTAGAATATTCTTCTTTCAGGAGCACGAGATAATCTATAGATGACAAGACTATCCTCAACCATTCTTAACTGGTTAAGTGCTTTGATTGCTTTATGTAAGTATGATAAAACTGATTGCTTATTTCTATCTACAAGACCAGAGGTAACATATGTAATTGCATCTTTTGCAATTTGTACTGTTCTCTTATCTCTTCTATTAGGCATTATTGGGTTGCCTTTTTGTCCTCCATGAGGATCATATACATAAAATTCTTCTAACTTTGGTGCCTCAAATGAATTATCATCTCCTCCTTTATCAGTTAGCATAGGAGATTGATAGTTTGGCCCTATTTGTTCTTGCTTTCTTACTAATCTTATTTTAAGTGGATCAATATATCTAATTTCTTGAATACCATCTTCTGGTTTCTTTATATCAATTACTTTGTGATAGAATACTCTTCCATCAATATACCAGGTACGAAAAATCTCATGACACCTCTTATCGAAGTTCATGAGAGTTTTTATGTACTTAAATTCTTCTCTTATTATATCTTTTAAATTATCTGATGCAGGTAGATTTGATAACTCAACTTCTACAGGAGAATCATTAAGATCGGAAACAATAGCTTCATTTACAATATCTTCAATGGCACTATCACACTCAGGATATAAAGACATCTGACGATATCTTCTCAATAAATCATTTTCAGTTTTATAAATTCCTTCAATATCTACATAACCGCCACCAAAAAACCCAGAACTTACGTAGTGCTCCGATCCATCCTGATTGTTAGGAGGGACAGGAGATACCAGCCCTGGGGGTGTTTTTTCGGTATCTTCAATAGAGAATCCAAATAATCTCGCCATCGTATAACTTCTTTTATACTATTATAACCTATTTATCAGTTAATTAAAACCTCTCCGCCAGAACCACTAGATTGTAATGAATTACCAATGGTGTAGTACTGAACTTTAAAGGTTACATCAAACTGCTCTATTTCATCACTACTATCATAACTTAGTGAAATTTCACCAACTGTTCCGTCAAAAGGAT